CTCTGTTGGCTATAGCAGCCAAACGATAACGTTAACAGGGCTAATAATGCTACTAACTTGCTCATCGGGTGAAAATTGTTATTGTCGTGGTTGGGGTTATGCCAGTGAAATAGAGAGTTCCAGCAGCGGGGAAATCCTGGTCCGTCGATATCATTCCCGTACCGGCGACCTCTTCATCGGAAAAGACATCGTCGACGCCCTCCGCCCGCCCGCAGCTGACCGTAATGTCCTCGACACCACTGATGCGTATTTTATCTACCAATACCCCGGCGGGAATGGGCAGTTGTGATTGACCGGGTAGCCCGGTGATCCGGGAGGCGAAGCCTTCGTCCAGGAAGGGAATCTTGTCGAAAAACTCCCAAAACTGGGCTTGCGTCGGGAAATCTCCCGTTTCGAAGTAGGTCTTGATTTTGTCGCGGAATGTCATCGCTAGAGCTTTTCGATTTCTAAATTCACAATAAAGGGTTGCCGTATATCGATACCGTCAGGAGTGGCTTGTCCGGCATCGCCGGTACGCATCGTGTTGTCGGGACCATTAGATCGGCCAAAGAGGTTGCCGCCGGGTCCCGCATACGAGCCGTTATCATTGGATAGAAACCACTGCGGAGTTCCATGAGATGCATCGTCATTGATTGGTCCCTTCCCGTGCATAATGTGGTCGTGAAGGGGAATATTCAACATCGTCAGCACCTGATGCAATATGCCGCCGACCGCTCCCGGTGTGTTGTAAACGATGTCCCAAATGCCATTAGCCGGGTCGATGGTCCTGTTGTCCCATGCGATGGACGTGCGCCCCCTGGCGTCCTCCGTTCCGTTGAGACCGTTACGGATCGCCCATCCCAAACGTTCGTTCAATCCGAGACCCGAGCCGTCGAAATTGGCGAGGATGTAGGCGCTATCGCAATGCACTCGCTTTACGTCGCCTTTGCACCAGATATCGCGGAGCGCCTGCGGAATCTTCAAACTCGCGAAGGGGAATATAGCAGGACTACCGCATGTGGCGTACTTGGTGAACTTCACCGTTTTGGGGCCACCTGTTTGAAAGGGAACGACTGCTCCCGTTTCAATAACGGTCACGCCAGCGGACAGACCTCCGCCGACGAACGGCATCAACTCTCCGTTGTAGCTTATCCATCCGTCCGAAACTGTGCCCGCCCCGGCGTTGACAACAACCCCGGAGATGATAACATAATTTCCGATGAAATTCGCTAGGGCACCAAACGCATTTCGGTAGCTCTGCTGCATAAAATCCAGCGCGTTTTGGGTCAGTCCGAAGCCGCCCAGTTGGGCAAAATCTATCCGTTGGTTCATTGCTGTACTATTTTGAATTGCTTGCTAGCGAGTTTATAACTGTTGATCAGGCTCGTCATTTCATTTAGGTCGAATTGCACGGACAACGGAACGATCACAATGAAGTCATCCTTCAGGTCGCTCGCTTCGCCGTCCGTAAAGAGATATTGCGGAGACGCCTCCCCATCCGTGAACAACCAAAACGGTTTGTCCTCTACATCCTCGAAAATGAATAGCGGGTCCGTCTGCTCGGCATCCACGATGCGGATGCCTCGACTGATATAGTCGTATTGGTCGTTCAGCAACTTTTGCAGGTAGCACACCTGCGGAGTGATGGAAAGACGGTAGAGCGTCAACTTGCGGAATCGAAGCAGATTGTTATACACAAATGTTACCGGGCTAACGCAAACGCTTATCCATGCAAGCATCTTGGATTTTCGCAGCATCGAAGGGGTAAGCCATTGCACCAGCTTCGAATAGACAATATTGTAGATGCTGTTATTCACTGTATGGGATAAAGTTTAAGGTGAGGTCGGTCGCCGGGTTCAGAATACGCAGGTAGCCCGCGTCGGGTATGTACATCACGTTGACGGACGTATAGGGCAAGGCACCATATTGGGCTAAGGCGTAATTGATGCGAAGGTCCTTGTAGCCTTGCACGGCCTGAATGGCATTGTCGAGCTGATTGATACTGAAGATGCCGTTAAAAGGCAGGTTCTTGAGGAAAGTGTCGATAGCCGATTGGGTGGGCTGCGTATCGGTGCCGTCGTTGCGTCCGCCGGTGCTGTTGAGGATGAGCGGATCATAGTAAAAGTCCACACTCAGTTTTAACCCATCAGGGTTTGCCGTAGTGATTTGCAGCGATACCCCCGCATCCTTTATCGCTTCCATGTAGGCGGTAAAAGCCGCCAGCTGATCGGCGGGGACCGGTCCCAGGTCGCCGTTAATCATTGTTGCCACCTTGACACGCAGGACACGCCTGTTATTTAGGATCGTTTCAATGACGGCGGCATACGTTATTACTTGGCTCGCTGCTATCTGGTCGTCTGAGAGCCCCGTATTGTCATAGGTATCGGAGTCCGTGACGAGCGGGTAGCCGAATTGGAAAGCGAGCGCCTTATTCCGGTACCATTGCAACGTATGCGGCTTCATGTTGGCAACAATGGAGTTGACCAGGGCGACGAAAATATCGTATAGGTTTTCGAGGGTCCATTGACAAACCGCGATAACGTAACACCAAAGCCGCCAAAGCGCCACACGGCTCGTGCTGGTCAGCTGAGGCCCAAGGACCGGATCGTTTTGCACCTGCGTTAAAAGAGCCGCCTGTATGTCTGAAATGCTTCTTGCCATTACGATACTTTGAAATTGTTGTGAAGTTGCATGTACCCGATACCTCCCGGCAAGACCTGCTCGACGGTCGACGCTGATGCGGGCGGATGTCCGACAAAGAGGGCGACGACGCTCAGGTCTTCCGGGGCCGGAAATAATCCAAGGATTAATTGCCCTGGTGTCAGGTCGTCCGTGATCCCGATGCCGTTGAGGGTCGCGCAGTCGAAAAGGCCGTCGATTTTACCCGCACTTTCCAAGCAAACGTCGAGAAGCGTCTGCAAGGGGAAAACTGTGTATGTCGGGTTAGTAGTGGGCATTCAAAATAAATTGACCGTTAACCATTTGCGATTTATCTATGACCATTCCATCGGCGGTAAACTGCTTTCGTATCTCCGCGAGAAGATCCCCGCTGTCTTCGGCTTCCAAATAGTTCTGCAAGCCGACGCCCACCTGGGGGTTTTCCTTGAAGGACCCCTTGTCCGTAACCAGGAGGATATCCTTGTTTTGATCGTCGCTAGTGCCGACCACCAGGTCCCCGTTTTGGATGAGCAGATCACCCTCGCTATCGATAAGAAAATCCTTCATGTCAGCTTATTTTTCCGGTTACCGATTGTCCCGTTACCGCCGTGGTACCCGCGAAAAGACCGATGCCGGGAACCGTTAAAACACCACTCGCTTTGAAGTGGTCGATGATCGCCCCGCCCATCGCGACGAACATGGCTTGGCGGGCTCCTTCGATTGATCCGTAGACCTCCACCAGCTGGTCGACCGTCTGATTGTCGAACGGCGCGAGAGCAGCGTAAAGAGCGGGTCCGAGTACATTCTTGTCGAGCGCCATTATTGAAAAAGTTCGTTTACTGTGTTGAGAGCTGTGGTGAGCTTCACATAGTCGGGGTTGCTTCCCATAAGCACCGTAATGATCTGTACCGCCTCTATGATGCCGGACAAAATATCTTTGAGGCTACCCTTGTCGTTTCGGATGCTCCATTTCTCCCCGTCGGTCTCTAAAACACAATTGCCGATAGTAATGACCGTCTTGTAATACTGCTCCGCCCATTTCACAAACCAATCTCCACTGTCTTCGAATCGTTGCGCAAGTACCTTTTTGCCACGGGTGGGATATTGCAGGATACTTTGTCCGGCGGTCACAATCGGCGCTATCCTAAGCAAGTGCTCAAGTCCATCATCATCGACCACATCGCAAGTCATCCCGGCCTCATCCACATTTTCCACCGTGTATAAAAGGGTTTGGTGTGGTCCATATAGCGCGGCAAATCCCGCCAATCCTTCCCGTATTTCGAGTTCTTTCGACATTATAGAGAATTTCCGATGCCAATGATTTGTCGGCCTCCGCCTCGCCTGCTGATCTCGCCCTCCACGGCCTCGACAAAATACCTTCCCGTGCGCTTGTTGTACTCGTCATCGGAGATTACAACACTGTCCCCCGGTGCTACGTACGGTTCCAAAAGAGCAGTGAGCTGACCGCTATACCCTTTGTAAGTGAGCAAGGTTTTCTCCTGCTCCGCCACGGCGGCAAGGAAAGACGCATCTCTACTCAGTAACCGCTCTATCTTGGTTCCTCCTGGTTGCAACAATTTATTGAGGCCCTTATTACGACTGCCGTCCAGATTTCGGCTTACGACCATGACGTTCACCTGGGCAAATTCTTTGGCGGCGTTAAACATTAACTTGTCGTCCTTTATCGTATTCCAACCCAACCGCAGTTTGGTAGGGTTCAACGGAGCATTCGTCCAGAGCGTTTCCCTAAGGCCGATATATAGCTGATCGAAAAGGAAAAAGATCGTCAACTTGTATCTCGTTTGCAGAAAGTCCAGGACCTCCGAGCCGGAGAAATTCTTGAAGGTGTAGGGTTCAAAGGTGACATCCTGAAACTTCGGATGTAAGGTTATCTTTCCCGTAAGACCACCAGCGGCGAGAACGTCCTGTATAACCGTTTTAACCTTCGTTGCCCTGGTGTACCCTTTGGTGAACCGGATAGGCCGAAACAGGTACGCATAACCTTCGCATTCGATCTCGGTAGGAACCTTCAAATTGATCCGCTTCACAAACCCCTTGAACCGGGTGACGTTGTTGCCGTTGTACCCCGCCTTTATTTCGACGGGCATTCCTTCGGTGAAAGCCTGAGCAGTTGGTACATAGCTGTACAGCTTGTTGATCCCCTGCAAGAGACACATCGTAGGGAGCGTAATAAAGGCCACATCACTATAGTGGTCAATATGTCGCTTCCATCTCAAAGAGCTTGCCTTGAAGGGCTGAAAAGGGCCAATCGTGGTATCTGAGGTGATTGCAAAGGACATCACGCCTGGGTTAAGGTGAAAATAAAGTCACTCGATAACTCCATCGTAAAAGGTCGCATGCTCTTCCTTCCACCGGTCACTTCCGGCATTTGAAACCGCTCCATGATAACCCTATATTGTTGGTCGGGCGGCAAGGTGCTATCCTCCAAGAAAATATTCGTGATGGCGTTGTCGATCCTGAAAGACATCCCCGATTCAAATACTTTTTTCAGATTCGCTATTTCCGTTTCGGGAAAAGTCCTTGTCTGCTTATCGATAAAGAAGCCCTTTACATTGATGATATAGTCGTCGATGCTATACAGCTCCTTCACGGTTCCCTTGCGTTGGTTGAGTGGCGTTTTAATGTATCCCGCGCTCGCTGATATCGAAAGCGCCACATAGGGCAAATACCATTCTCCGACATTACCGTTCTTGGCGTTTGTTATGGTCGTATCGACGGCCCGAAGGGTCACCGGTAACCAAATCTCCGTATCAAGGTATTGCTCCGCCAGGATGGCCCCTTTTGGCGAAAAGACCGGGTACCCGCTTTGGGAGTTGTTGGTCGATACCGTGGCATCGTTGACCGTTGTGGACGGAGGCGGTACGACAACCACCGGGCGGCCGCCGAAATACCGCTGGTACAAGTTCATCAGGTCTGTAGGTATGCTACTCATTGTTGAACGCTGGCCCCGCTATTTAAGACTCTCAAAAGCATATCCTGAAAGGCTTCCCTGACTTGTTCGACACCGCCTTTGAAATCCGTCACATGCATGTCGAACTTGTCGGTGAACTTGACGCCGCCGTTGATGTTGATCACCCGAGGGCCGCCCGCTGCGATACGACCGGGAAGGTCCGCGCCCATGTCCGAATCGTTCCCGCCGCCACTGCCAGGCGCTCCGCCTGCTGGCGACTGGCTCACCCCCATGATCTTATTGAATTGATCGATTGCCGCTTTGGCTTTGTTCGCACCCTGTATATGCGTCTGGTACAGCTTTTGGGCTTCGCTATTTTGCGTGATCAAACTCTGAAGAGACAAAAGGTCTGTAGCCTCCTGGTTGATGATGGAGCCACCGTCATAAATCTGGTGCGACTTCCCTGACCGGATGATAGATTGCAATTTTGCGATGACGTTGCCTTCCAACTGTCCCGCCGACTGCCCATTGGAATCGACGCCGTATTTTCCGGCCAGCATCGCGGCAAGAGCGACGGACTGCCCGTGCGTTTCCGGTATCCGGGTGTTTGCTTCGGCTACTGCAGATAGATCACTAGCATACTGTTCTTTTATCTTCAGCACGCCGGAGGCGAGGTAACGCTTGTTGAGATAGTTGTCAAGAGACGGAGCCAATTTATCGAGCGCGTCCTTTTCGTTCTTAATGTTCTCGACGATGCTCGGATAATTCGCCCGCAGCTCATGGAATATATCTATCCTTCTTTGGTTGGTGGTATTGCTTAAGCCAAGTTCAATTCGCAGTCCCCGGAGCCGGTCGGTCTCGTCCGAGAATTGTTTCCATTCGCCCGGAGCCCCCGCATTTAAGATTTGAGTGAGGAAACCCATTACTTGTTTAGCGACGGGAGCGAGAGAATCACCAAACGACCGCATTTTCGCGTGAACCAAATCCATGAAGGTCGACCACTGGCCGCCGAGTGTGCCCGCCTGTTCCTTCATCATGTCGTTGTACTTGCCGCCCGCGCTCGTTGCATGCACGAAGGCTTTACGTACCATATCCGCGCTAATGGCCCCCTGCTCTTCGGCTTTCTTCAGGTCCCCCATACTCCGCCCCGTCATGATGGAGATTTCCTTGAGGGGATTGAACCCCCAATTGATCATCTCAAGGGTATTGCGGCCCAGGAGCCTGCCTGATGCGATAACCTCCCCATAGGCATGGGAGAGACCGAGCAGGGCTTGCGTCGGGTCGTCCTGGGCAGCGGCGACGTCGCCCAGGGCTTTCAGGTCAGGCATGATCCGGTTTCCCCGCTCACCAAAGCCCAGGAGCATTTTGGCGGACTGCATCAACTCCTTCGATTCATAGGGCGTAGTATCGGCCATGTGCCGGATTTGGCCGAATAGATTATCGCCCTTGAATTTATCGCCTAATAGCACCTTAAAGGCGATGCGTTGGTTTTCCGCCTGGGCGGACTGCGCGAGGCTGCTCTTGGTGAAGGCCACCAGCGAGGCCACCGAAAGACCTATGCCGATCTCCCTGGCAAGACTTTTAAACGAAAAGGACGCCTCCTTTGCCCGTTTACCCGCGTTGGAAATGTTTTCGCCTATTTTCTTGCTCTTGTCTGCTGCCGAATCCATAGAGCTTTCCACTCCCTTGAATGCGGTCATGATCTGTTGTCCCGCCGCTTTAGCCGTTTGCGCGACTTTGGCGAGCCCGGAACTCATCATGTCTTTCAGCTTAATATAAAATTCCAAGACGTTACTCATAGACTATCTGCCAAATAGGTGTAGTAAATTGGACAACTCGTTATCCTTTTCTCCGGCCCTGATCTTTAGCAGCATCGCGGCCTTTATGATAAACTCCTGATCGGATAATGTAGAGGCATCGAGACCGGGCAGGTAATATTCGATCATAGTTTCCAGCAAACCGATGTCGTCTTTCTCGACACGCTTTGATGCCTCTTCTATCGCTTTAGCAGCGACGCCTTTTTACCCTTCAGGATGTCGTCGAGCACCATTGCTGCAGGGATGAAATAGTCATCCTCTTCGATAACTTCCTGATCCCCGCCGACCGCACATTCCCGCATCACCGCTTCCAGGAACACGTAAAGCCCATCCTCCGCAATTTTCGTCGAAGCGTAAGAAAGGATATGTCGATTGATCGGCTGCAACACCAAGCATTTCTCGATGTTGCCCTCGTCGTCCACGATGGACAGGTACCAAAGCCCTTTGTGCTTATTGGAAAGCGCCTTTAGTTCTTGCTCGCCGAAACGTTCGACGGCCCATGCCTCGCATTTTTCGCGGAGTGCCTTTTCCTTCTCCTGCTTTTCGCGGGTGCGCATTTCTTTGATCGAATGCCCCTTTCTGTCTGTAGTGATCATAAACGATTGATATGGTTAAAAGATAAAAGCGGGTTATTTGAAGACGGTCTTCATCGCCTTGAAGGGTAAACTAACCTTCATGCTCTTGTCGTTCTGCTGCATGGCGGCCTTGATGTTGCCAAAGGCGCAAGCGAGAGAAGAGACGGTGCGGGGCGTGTCGGTGGCGAGCTTTTTAAATACGCACGTGATATTGATGGCCTCGTTGGGTACTTCGGTGATGTCCTCGTAACCGGCGGCTACGGCGGCATCATTGAGCAAATCCAGTTCATATTTTAAAATGTCAATCGACCCTGGGTAGCTTTTGTTGCCTCGTTGGATGTCAATTGGGTCGGAACCCGCACCGTAGAGGTATTCCGTTTCCACGTCCTTTGAGAAGTCAAAGCCCGCAATCCCCACCAGGGTACGAGTCAACACCTTGACGGTAGTTTGCGACCAAGCGCATTCTTTTGTACTGAAGCCCATTTTTAAAAAAGTTTTGTTGCGATGATGGGGATCGAACCCATGACCTCCGGGGCATGAACCCGGCGAGCTACCGCTGCTCTACATCGCGGTGTCTGCCTAAGCCGTGAAGCCCAGGTCGACGTTAATGAAGGTGAAGTATCCTTTAGGGCGGACGCGCAATTGAACATTGAACGTGTTGCCCGGAACAATGACTTGTCCACGGTCAATATTGACCTCGACGCCGCTGATCCGGTCGCCCATGTTGCTCGAAATTTGGGTGGATATGTTGTCCTCCAAATGCAGTGCGTCCTCGTCGGTCAGGGTACCACCGGCATCAACGTTTGTTTCACTTTCGAGTACGTCCACATAGTAGCCGAAGGCGATGCGGGCGGCGGCATCTATGACGGCACCATACACCAACAACCGGTAGTCGTCCGTAGACGCCATGGTATCTACGGCGAAGTAATACCCGGCCTTGTTGGGGTAATTCATCGCTACCATAAAGCCGTAACCGGCCAGCGTATCAAGATTTTGGACGGTCTCCACGAGCTTGGTTCCAACATACAGTTGGGTAGCAGACAATGCGCCGTTGGCGGTCTTTCCTTGCTTGATAGAACAGGCATATTTTACCTTCCTGCCAAGGAGTAGGCCAACGGAAGCGCCCTTGTCCGGTTGGGTGGAAAACAGGGTGACACCTGCAAATCCATTGGTTGCCGTCTTCGGCTGGTATGCCGAGACGTCGGCGGTTTCATCGGCAATGTAGCCGCCAACAACCACGCGGAAATAAAAGCCCTTCGCATTCCAGGCCGTCGTGAAGGTCTTGGACGCCGCTACGGCGGTGGCGACATCTGCATCCAGGAAGCCGTTACCAGCGTCGTATCCGGCGGCAGCGGTCTTGAAGAGCCCCAGGTAAGCGATCCTTCCGGTCCCTGCCTTGATCACCGCGTTGGCGTAGTTGACATTGGCAGAGTCGAGCATTTGGGTCATGGTGACGGCCTTGGCAAGGAGTAAGAGATAGATCTGTTGTTTCCCGGCCAGCTCCCCGTAGAATTCGGATAACTGGCGAAATGCCTCAGGTTCATCGGCAAGCGTGATTCCCTGGGTAATCGCGTCATCGAGGCTGTTAATGGAATATAGCTTTCCATTGTTGCCGACCGTGTTCGCGCTGCCGACGAAAGCCGCTATACCATCGATAACAGCGACCGCCCTGGCTAAATTGTTGTTGCTGAAGTTGGTCGCTACTTGGGGTAAATTGCTCATGGTTGTGCTTTGGGGGCCGTTGCCCCGTTATAAATCGTTTGTCAGTCCTTTTTTTTGCCCTTCTCCGTCGCGGGGTTTTTGTGGGGTGTAATGGTCTTGTTGGCGTGACCGTGAACGGATTTCAGCGCCGTGTCCTCTGTCGGATAAACGGAGCCGTTGTAGGTCTCATACGCAACCGGCGCATGAGGGTACAATTCGAAAAACTTCTTTACTCCTGGTGATACTGTCTGCATTGCTTAGGGTATTTGAATAAAACCAAAAATGGATGAAATAGGGCGCGACCGGCGGGCCACCTCATAGCCTTCCCGGCTGCCGTCCTCGTTGGTGTTGCCTTCAATGGTTTGGATGAGGCCCCCTTTAACCAGCTCGACAAACCCAGTATGTCCGGTGCCATGGGCAAAGCGCATGATGAACACGTCACCCGGCTTTACCGCGCTATCGCGGTTGGGCATCTTCCGGGCTTGGGTCCGTTCCCATTGATCCATGACGCCGCCGGTCTCGATGAGGGGACAAGGGAGGTTCAGCTGATGGCAGGCATTGGAAACGCAGTAGTACACGAAGGCCATGCACCACGGCTCACCGGGCGGTAGGCCGACGCTCTTTAAGAAGGCGTTCACCTGGGGGCCACTGTTGGAGCCCTTCGGTTGCTCTTCGACGCCTACGAGCTTATCAGCAAACCAAAGTGACTGCGAGGATATAGATGTAGTGTTCATTACAATTTTATTTTGGAGAATAGGCGTCCGACACCGGAAAAGAGGCCGCTTATTCCCGTCGACCAGGAGAAGTAAAGGCCAGCGCCCAATAGGACGTTTAGGCCAATGCTCCACCACATCATACCCGGTATATGAGTGACCGGCACCTTGACGGTATTGGTCACCACGATGGTGGAGTCCGTGCGGGTTCGCTGCACTTCGGTTATCTTTTGGGAAAGCACCTTGATGACCTGCTGAAGGCTGTCCGTTGCACAGGTCACATTTAGTTTACCGTTGTGTGCGTTCACCGAAATGCGCTGATGATTATCGACAACCGTCGTGTCGTAATTCCATCCGGGGCATGGGATCGTGTCATGTATAGCCGCTACTGCCGGGGCGGGCGTAATCACGGTGTCATGATAGAAGTACATGACCGTGACGGAGTCACTGTTCTGTACTTTCGTGCTGGATTGTGGCAGGGCGTGCCGGTGACAGCTCGCCAGGGCAATAGCAGCTACAATGACGACGAATGCTTTCATACCTCTCGGGTTGGTGCCTTGTTAAGGCTTTTTGAAGAGTTTGGTGAGTGCCGATGCGATCAGCTGGAAAATGCCGTTCGACTTAACCGAAGGAATCAAACTCAGTCCTTCGCTAACGAAGAAGAGGATCGTACCAATCGTGCCGATGATCGGCCACTTGATTTCGAGGGCACTGACGACGGTATCGATCATGCCGGTTGCCGGATTGGCGACGGCGGTCGAATCCTGGGCAAAAGCCAGGGAGGGAACCAGGAAGATCGCAGCCACTGCGACCACACCTAAAAGAACCTTGGAGAGCTTTTTCATATATCCTTTTTTTGATTGAACTTGTTTTTGACCCATTGATGTAGGTCTTTCACCAGGAGGCCGCATAGGGCGCTGAGGGCGGCAATAATGCAGGCATCCATGATCCGTTGACCCCTGGGGGTGACACCGGCGGAAATGTCAAGGAAGTACTTGGTGGAACCTCCTGTAACACCCCATAGCATACCGACGATCCTATCCGTAACTCCGAATTTCATTGTACGGTTTTTGTTTAAGGAGGGAAGCCAATCGGCGGCTTCCCTCCGATCCTCTTAAAGTGGGAGGTTGGTTTCCCAACCTCCCTATGAACACTACTCAGGGGGGGTTATCGATGGGTTATGCGGACGGAGCCTCTACCACAGCGAACGCACCAGCAGCGCGGCGGATACGACCGCCCAGGCGAAGGATAAAGGAGTAGATGTCGCCGTAGTACTCGGGCCTGTTCTCGCCGTCGAACATCTGCACCGTGCCAAGCGCCCGCTCGACGCTCATATCGTGATAGAAAAGAGATGCGGCGCTATCGGCTGCGTTTGCGGCAAAAGCTGCATCCGTTTCGTCAACAGGTGTCCAAATGCCGCCCACCTGACGGTAGCGCAGAGCAGTCGACCGCATCATGATGTCGATGCCCAGGTATTTTCCGACAATGCCGGTTTTCATATCGGCGAGATTGTTAAAGTTGGTCCTTTCGATGTCGGAGAACGAGGCGAGCAATTGAGCGTGATGATCTGCCGTCAGCAGCGCAACACGTCCACCGGGGATATTGGCCCGATCCATTTGCAACTTCATCCCGTTGAACACATCTTTCGTAAACGACAACCGGTTACCAGTGGCACCAACAGCGGAGGCGAGGGTCGCAGCGCCCGTGGTAAGGACCACGTTTGCCGCACCGGGCGACCAACGGAACAGAAGGCCGTTCATGGCTGCCTCAATAAGGGCGGCCTGATCTTCGCCCAGGACGCTTGCCCGCTTATCATATGCGAGTTCATATTGCTCAATCCGTTCAACGTGGCGGGGAGTGGTGTAAAAGGTGTCGAGGGCGTAGGTAATGTCCTGGTCCGCTCTTTTGACGGCGGCCACCGGGAATACCGTCACGTTCTTATTCACGGCACTCGGCGTACCTGCTACGGGGATGTGAACGACCTTACCTTCGATCACATAAATGTCTGCGCTGAAGGCCCTCTTGGCAAATTCGTTGTTCTTGAAAAGATTTTCGACAATATCGCGCTCCCAAATTTCCCGCTGTACGGCCATCATGGCGACGCCCTTGGGCGAAGGGAGTACAAACGATAGAAGGACAAGAGCCGACACAACCAGGGCGGCAGAGGCTCCGAAAAGCGAGGCGATAAACAGGCCCATCAGGGCGGTAAACAAAAAGGCGTTGATTGCTGCTAAAAATTTCATTGTATGGAATGGTAAGGGGTGAGTGAAT